CACTTTAAATTGTCAAGTTATTAAAATTAATAGATTAGAGCCAACACCTGATACTAAAGGCATGAGCTATACTTTACATTGGATAACAAAGTTAAGTTATGAGTCTGGTAAACGATCAATGATTAGATCATTTATTAATAAGAAGCCTTCTACAATTGTACATGATATATTTAAAACATATTATGGTAGTAATTTAACTGCGATCACAAAATTGCCTGATGGAAGAAAAATACCAGACAACACAAAAGTTTATAATATCGAAAAAGACCAAGGTCGTAGATTATACATTGAAGAATCAGATAATAATATAACAGTTACTATACCAGATTATAGTCCAGCAGAAGCAATACAATTTATCGTAAAGAGAACATACGGAAGCACAAGATCTAAATCATCTTCTTTTAGATTCTTTGAAAGATTTGATGGTTGGTATTTTGTAAGTGATGAATGGTTATTTCAGAATGGAAGAGATAATGGTGCTAAGGTATTAAATTATAATCCCTTTGTTGAACTCGATGGTGCTAATCCACTTGAACAAATTAATGGTTTAACACAACTCAATTATAATAAAAGAGTTAATACAGCATCTGATATATTGGGTGGTGCTTATAGTAATACTATATTGGAAATTGATATATTAGCAAGAACAGCAAAGAAATATAATTACAATTATAAAGATTACTATAAAGAGTATACTGATGTTGGTGGTAAAACAGCTTCATTAGGTACAGATGTTCATAGCGAAAAGTTTATTAGTGATACTTTTAATAAAGAAAACGCTAAACAATTTATGATCGTTAGAGATTATAGAGCTGATAAGAACGCAGGAACATTTAAACCAGAGAATAATATAAGAGAAATAGTAGCTAAAAGAAATATGTTTGAGTACCATTCTCAATCAACTGGAATGACAGCAGTAACTGCAGGTCGTTTAGATATTCAAGCAGGTCAAATAGTTAAATTAGATATTAAAGAAATGAATGCAGGTAGTCAAGCTGAAAAGAATCAACAACTAAGTGGTAGATACTTAGTAGTTGCTGTTGAGAATCATATTAATAATGGAGAATGTACCACTGGTTTAGCTCTCTATAAGTTTGGTTTCAGCGATGCAGCCGGTGATAAGAAAGGAGCAATTATATAATGAGAACAGGAATGGGAATACGCAGCCCAATGTTTTTCGTTGGAGTCGTTGAAAATAACGACGATCCTACAGGTCAAGGCCGCGTACAAGTAAGAGCGTTTGGTGTACACGGTGAAAATACTGAAGCAGAAATTCTAACTGGTGCTTTACCATGGGCGCCATGTGTCTCTGGTGAATATAGTAATGATACTCCAGTACCTAAGTTAAACACATTTGTATTTGGTATGTTTTTAGATGGTGATGAAGCACAACATCCAATGGTACTTGGTTTAATACCTACACAATATATGGCACCACATGACCCAGAAAAAGATAAATGGGGTGTAGTACCAGGCAAAGATGGTGACTTACTTGGTAAAGGTGCTGCTCCAAATGATATTGGTGAAGCTCCACAAAGTAAATTAGCACGTGGTGAAGCTCTTGACTCAACTTATATTACTAGTATGTTTTCAAACGCCATTCAAGGTCAAAAGATTGCAGATTCAGATTCAACATGGAATGAACCGCCTCCTGCTTATGGTGCAAAATATCCACATAATAGAGTTATAGAAACTGCAAGACATAGTATTGAGATTGATGACACACCTGGTGCAGAACGTATTAATATTCACCATTTCTCTGGTTCTTATATTGAAATAGATGCTGTTGGTTCAGTTAAAGAACGTGCTGATGGCGATCGCTACGAAGTTACTATTGGAACTGCACACCAATCGGCAGGTCACTCAACAGTTACGATCAACGGTAATTCTCACGTTTATGTTAAGGGAAATAAAACAGAAGAAATAATGGGCGATTATAAACAAATCGTTCACGGTGAACACGAGTTATCTATCGGTGGTAGTTCATTCTATAATGTTGGTAATCATTTAAATGCACGTGGTGCTAATATTAAACTTGAAGGTAATGCAGATAGAGTTACAATATTCGGTAAAAACGAAGTACAGTTTGAAGCAGAAAAACAAATTAACTCAGTATCAATGAATATTAAAAGTACTGCTTTAAATACAGTTGACATATATTCAAATAAAGCAATTAAATTAACCACTCCAATGGATATTCATTTAACTGGTTCTAATATTATTAATAATGCTGCTGGTTTAATACCACCCACACCTTTATCAGGCGGTGTTGGTGTTCCTGGATTTAGTGTTAACGCGTTAGCATGTCAATTTACATCTGCAACCGGTTCATTCAGTGGAATATGGAATGCGTCAGTTGGAAACTTTGGAGTAATGACAACTCCTGTTGCTAATATATCAACTGCAAGTATTACAGCAGCAAGTGTTACTGGTTTAAATGCAACTCTTGGTAGTGTAAGTAAATTAGATGCTGGTACAGTTTCAGCTGGAAAGGTAAGTGGTGGTCGTGGTGACTTTGCTTCATTAGGTGCACCTCTTCCTATAGTTACTGGTTCTGCTTCAATATCATTCAGCCCTGGCTTTACTGTTGCTGCTCCAACACCACCAACTGCTTTACCAAATGTTAATGTTGCAATTCCATCTTTACCTGCATTAGTTCCTGCTGCAATAAGTACTCCAGTAGCTGCACCATTACCTGGTGTTACTTCGGGTTGGGCTTATCCTACAGGTAACGGACCACTCTTTTTAGCTTCAATATTAACTTCACCATTTAGTGTGGTAACAGGTATTAATCCACTACCAACTGGAGGATTAGGTATTCCAAGAATTCAAATGCCTGAACCTGCAAGTTATGGTAAAACAATCTTATCCAAAGGATACTTTGCATTGGGTTACGCTCTTGGATTTGTAGCCCCACTCGATGATTCTGCAGATGGAGACTTCAATGGCTAGTTGTACTGATACAAGAGATCAAACATATATTAATAAAGTCAATGTTGCTATTGAGCCACCAGTTATTAATGGTCGTTATACATCAGCAGCAATTGATGTTTTTGCAGAAGAGCTTGCACAAAATATATTACAAGACGCGGAAAAAAATCCACTTAAAATTGCTGTTAATACTTACGGTGATGAATTCTACGAAGCTGTTAATTATATTAATGGACCGTGGAAAAACAGAATCGGTGCAAATGCTGGTGAATCACTAGCGAGACGATGGCAGAGTGGGAACATTACAAACCTTGAAGTTGCAGACTTTATGGCAGCTTATAATTATACAGCCGCTGGTCTTGCTAATCAGAATAATTTATCTAAGCTGAATTTAGAACTAACTAACTTTTATAATGGTGGAATATCTGAAAGTGTTATCGGTGGATTCTGTAATAGTTTAAAAAATATATTTAATCAGATAGATGCCTTTTATGATTTAATTGGTGTAGTTGATGGATTAATCCAAGACGCTATAGCAATTTATAATAAGATACCAAGAGACTATGATGGATTTAAAACATTAATTCAAGAGGAGATTATCGACAAGCTTCTTGAAGAAATACGAAATAAGATTATTAATGTTATAGTAGAAACGTTCAATGACATTATGGCTGCTATTGAAAACTTTGACCCTGTTGGTATTATATCAGACACTGTAACAGATGTCAACCGTATGCATACAAAAAGAGTTATGACACTTAAAGAACGTATGTGTAATCAGATGACAGAAAAAGAAAAACAAAAGCTTAAAGATAAACTTAAAAACTTTATGGATTATGCTGTTGGTCTCTTTGAAAACATTGACTTAGAAACAGTTCAGTTCTTAGTTTATAGGTTCTGTGCACTTGCTACTAACATCGAATCACTCATTAAAGAAATTAAAAATCCATTAGATCAGTTCGGTAATAGGTATCAAAGAGTCGTTCAAAGACTACAAACTATATCAAAACTCAATACATCTACTGCTATTCGTAACGGAGGCATAAGATTTTCTGAAGAATACCGACGAGAAGCTATAAATAGTCTAAGGGATGTATGGGAATCTTCTGAAGAAGATCCTGGTAAGGTTCGTAGAACACCTACTGGTGAAGATGCGATCATAGTACCAGAGATAACTGCTCAAGAATATAAAGATTTACCTCCTTGTATGGCTGTCTTAAAAGGCTCTAATGCAAGGTTTGGATTAGATGGTAAAAGCTTTGACGAAGATAACGGAGTTGGTTTACCTGCGTATACTCACATTGATTTAGATGTTAAAGTATATTTGGCAAGGTTTCAAAAGAAGCTTGGTAGCAAAGTTATTATTACCAAGGGTTGGGTAAATAAAGAATATAACGATGAAGTAAAGGGGTCGCCAGAGAGTAGCCATTTAAGTGGACTTGTTATAGATATACAAAACGATTTTGAATTAAATAGCGACGAAAAGGTTGAAGAATTTAAGACAAGAGCGTTTGCAGCAGGATTTAAATACATTGTAATTTACGATAAGCATATCCATTTAGACATAAGAGATATACCTAGATGACTATAATTAGTAAAACACCGGTAACTAAAAAGCCGAATTTATATAGCGACTTTAATAAAGACTTGCGAATCAGTCCTGTTTCAAAGGACCTCGCTATTTTAAAAGACGAAGACGCAGTAAAGGAAAGTTTAAAGAATCTGATATTAACAGATCCTGGTGAAAGACTTATGCAACCATTTATTGGTGGCGGAATACGTGGGTTGTTATTTGAGAACATAACACCTGGCGTATTAAAGACGATAGAAACCCGTGTTAAAAATACAATTCAGACATACGAACCACGAGCAGAAATAATTAGTGTCGAAGCATCAACTGAATATGATGACAATACAGTTAGGGTACTAATACAATTTTATATACGAAATGTCGATCGTCCAATATCGCTCGATTTAATTTTAGAAAGGATAAGATAAGATGGCCAGTCCAAAAACTCCAATTACTGAACTCGATTTTGATTCGATAAAAGATCAGTTAAAAACATTTCTGCAAACGCAGACTCAATTTAAAGATTATAATTTTGAAGGTAGTAACATGAGCGCGATGCTTGATGTGCTTGCGTTTAACACTTTCCAAAATAACTTCTATACAAACATGACAATGAATGAGATGTTTCTTGACTCGGCCGTCTTAAAGAACTCTATCGTTTCTCATGCAAAAGAATTAAACTATATTCCAAGATCTCGTAAATCTGCTAAAGCAACTGTTCGTGTAACGATTACTGATCCAAACGAAGTTGCATCTACAGTATCTATTCCAACTTATACTAACTTCAGTTCTGCTTACCAAGGAGAATCCTTTAACTTCGTAACTAATCAAACATATGTTGCAAGAAGAACAGAACCTGGTGTATACGTAGCTGATAACGTTGATATCTTTGAAGGACAAATACTTGCCTCATTCCAAAGAGAAGGATTTATTATTGATGGTGATGGTGTATTACGTGTACAGTTAACCAATGACGAAGTTGACACAGACTCTATTGTAGTCTTTGTTGATGCTGAGCAGCAAGAAGATCGAAACGTATTTACTCGTGCTAATACAATATATGGTGTTAAACCATCCGATAAAGTATTTTATTTAGAACCTTATTTAGATAACAGATACGCAGTTTATTTTGGTAAAAATGAATTTGGTTTACAACCAGAAGAGTTTGAAGATGTGCGTGTACGATACCGTGTATGTTCAGGTGTACTACCAAATGGCGCATCAAGTTTTACAACAAGCTTTTTTGAAAACGCTACTGTTTCAGTAAGTACTATTGCTCCAGCAGCTAATGGTGCAGAACGTGAGAGTATGGAATCTATTAGATACTTTGCTCCTAAAGCATTAGCAGTACAAGAACGTGCAGTAACAACAAAAGATTACGAAGTATTATTACAACAAGCGTTCCCATCAATTAAAAGTGTAAGTGCTTATGGTGGTGAAGAATTAGAACCACCTCAATTTGGTCGTGTTGGTATTTCTGTTTATTTAGATGCAGAAACAACGCTGATCAGTTCAACTCTTGCTAATACTTATATTAATTATTTAAAAGAAAAGAGTCCGTTAGGTATTGAACCAATATTTGTACAGACTGAATTTGTTTACGCTGATATAGTTGTTGATATTGTTTATAGTAATAAGAGTACATCAAAGAGTGCATCAGAACTTGAAGCACTAATCAGATCACAAATACAATCATACGCTGATAATAACCTCGAAGATTTTGATGTTAAACTGAGAGGAAGTAAACTCACATCTGAAATTGATAAAATAGATACTGGTATTCTATCAAGTTCATTAGCGATCATGCCGATGATTGATTGGGTGCCAAATACAAATATTAAATCAGCTCCAAGCTTTAAATTTGAGATGGAGCTTATTAAACCATATCCATTTAGAGATGCTAACGGTTTTGCAAATTATAAACCTGCAATGAAGAGTACACCGTTTGATGTTAATAAAATTTGTGTTTATTTACAAGACGATGGTCTTGGTAACCTAATGACTATTATTAACGATGTTACTAACCCACAAGTATTTAATCCTAATGTTGGTACTATTGATTACGCAACTGGTAATATTAAACTTAATGATATTATTGTTGAAGCATATGACGGAGCATCTATTAAAATAATGGTTAATCCTAAAAAGAATGATATTAATTCACCGAAGGGTCGTGTATTCCTTATTAGAGATACAGACGTTCAAGTGAATATGGCTCTTGAAGAAATACCTGGTACTTCAACCACTGCTTCAAGTTCAGCGATCGGTTCATTAAATGCTTCAACATCTAGTTCTTCATCAAAC